TTTTTGGAATTGGGGATGGGAATAGAATAGTCTGAATTATCGTAACGGACGAGGATAGAACCCAAAGGATGGAGCAGCTTAAATTCCGCCGCATTGGGCGGATAGGAACGTATCTCAATCCCTGATATATCATTTTGCAATTTTGCAATGATGTCGGTTTCTACATCCAGTAAATTCATATTTACATATCATCCGCGTCGAAATACTCATCTAAAGTGTCATCCGTGTAAATTTCATCCGTACTAACCTTGCTTCCCGCATAGACACCAGCCGTACCGGCAAAGGATGTGCTATCACTTAATTTAAGAGAGCCTCTATTAATGTCCTTTAACTGGGTGATGGCATCCTTTTTCTGCTCTGTTATAGTTTCGGGGAGATCGTCGCCCAGACGGCGGGTATAGAGCCGATAGACAGTAAGGTCTATCGACATCTGTTTTACTAAATTAGGTACCGGCGTTATTGGTACTGTATGCTGTGCCCGAAGGTATCCGTTTATTTTATCGTCAGCCCAAGCAATAGCATTGGTGATTACAGTAGCATCGACCGTCAGGCCGCCCGAATCGTCGGTCAATTGGGCGGCCTTGGCCGTTGTTATCGCATCTTCGATATTTACTTGTGTGCTGTAAGCCATACATATTAGGTAGTATGTGTATCTTTCCAAAGATAAGCGGCATTAGCACAAATTTGCACCCCGCCGACTTCTTCCTGGCCTTCGTACCGCCATGTATGGGCTTTCTCATCATAGCTTTTATAATTCACCCGTTCCTTCCCATTTTCCATTTTGGTATAGGCCGTATATCCGGCGGCCATCGTTTTAAGGCCAACACGAGGCGGATAATAATATAAAAATCCAAAACCTTTACCATTAGCCCCATCCCATATATAGGCCCCGGTATAATCCAGTTTAGTTGCCAATTCATCGGCGGTTGAATAAATGCCTCTAGCTATTAATATTTTATCAATGCCCAGAAGATCGGCAACCATCTGGTCAGTAATTAAAAGAGAATTGGCGCTACGGGCTTTAGCCCCGGTATAAGATAACGCAGCAGTTACATCGCTGGTCCTCTTTACTAGATAGCCGGTCTTATAATCCATAAGCAAACGTAAACTAGATACTGGAACAGCGGCCTTAGCCATTGTAGCCACTCCAACATCAATATCAGTCAGGAAGGTGTTCCCACTTGACGCCACCCATCCACCAGCCGCATCTTCTCCGCCTGAAACGGCGTCCACCCATGTCCCGTCAGTAACTAACGTTTCAATAGTGCGTTCACGTTTGAGGTCCAGTTTTTCAGCTACTAATTCAACAGCAGTCTGCTCCATTGTCAAAGGAGGTGTTTCAACGCCTTTCAGCCCCGCATCCCTCAAATCCTCTTTGGTAATCAGGGTCGCGGAGGCGTGCTGCTTGGTGTCTACATTCTCTGTAGTCGTGCTCCAATCTATAGTCGGAGTCTCCGAACCACGTGCTCTGACAATAGCATCATCACGGAAAAATACGCCGCGATTATAGATCGTAACTTTTGCCTTGTTAGTTGGCAGGATTATTTTCGGAAAAACCTCCTGCGCGATAAATTGATTTGAGGCGTATTTAATCGAGGCTGTCTGAAGATGGCCCCTAACTATTGTTGCTCCTACATCTGGCATATTTTCCTCCTATGCTTTCACGGTTTGATTTATAAGAATTACTGAACCCAGTTCATCGGCGTCGCCACCCTGGAATAAAATACCGCCGTTATAATTGCCTGTGGCATCTGCCGAGGCGTGTCCAGAGGCGTCCGTGGTTACTAGTATACCTGCGGCCAACGTGCCGGACAAATATATCTTCGATATCCCGCCGCTACCCAGAGGTGCCACACTGGCGGGCTTATCTGTAACCGGAGAATTTTGAAGAACGCCTGCTATTATATCAATAGTTGAAGAGCACACTTCAAATTTCCTTGAAGCGTTCACCTTAACATAGCAATATTTCCCGGCGCTCGAATAATCCGCAGCTGCCGGAAGTGATACTGTTTTTCCTAAATTTTGATCTGACATTATTCCGCTCCTTTGTTCAATACAGGGTGTAATTCTAAAACTTTCGCGCTGGCATCTGAATAAGAAACTCCTTCATGTTTCTCTTGATATTCGAGGGTAAGTTGTTCGATTTGGTCAACTTCCTCGCGGTTTTCGCCTTCGCCCAAAGGATTTGTGTTCAGAGCCTGGCCACGCGCCTCAACATCGGCCTTATAAAGCTCCAAGGGTGTTTTTTCGGTTTTCTTGTCACCCTCAGAAAATTCCATTTTATCGGTCTTGTCCCTGAGATTTTTCAACATGAAAAGCATGCCTTTTTTATCGCGGGGCAAAACTTTCTTTGCTTCAATCTGGGTGTCCACCCACGCCATATCAGAACTATCTGCATTTAATTCGGCGGTTTTAGCGTCTTCAGCCTTCTTATCCTCGAGGTCCTTTTCAGCCTTTTCTTTTGCCTCTGTAGCTGTTTTAGCATCCTCCTCGGCTTTAATTTTGGCTGCCTCCGCTTCTGTCTTGGCGGCCTCCGCCTCTTGGTATTGAGTTTTCAAGGTCTCATTTTCTCTAATGAGTTCTTCTTCTTTTGGCATAACTGTCTCCTGTGTTAAGTTGGTTTTGAGTTTACCTATCACCGCCTTCACTCCATCGGTTATATCAATTGTTCGAAAAGAGTTTTCTTGGAAATCGTCTTCCGAGCGTTGTCTCACCCTCCACACATCGTTTTTCTCATCAATACCCGGCATTACATCACCTTAAAAGGAGGGTGATTTTTAATCCACGCCCTCACACTGTCCTCGGTTTTAAATCGTGATTTATCAAATATTAACGTTTGAACGGTAGTTGATTTAACAGCGAAAAGCTGATTAATAATATTTAAAGTTTTAGCAAAAAATCCCTTTTCCTCTATGTAGGAATATTCGATTCCCACTGAACCGCCTTCAAATTCGAAGCCCTCCATACCTACCACAGCGGGCATATTCGTTAAGCCTACGTGCTGCAAAATATGTCCATCTATGCTGTTAAGTGAAATCGAAACATCTTTATAAGCGGCTTTTTTTAATCCTTCAATGGCCTTTTCAGGAATCTCTTTAAATTCGGCGAACAATTTATCCCCGTCCCGAATTAATTTTTTAACCCATCCATAGGCGCGGGAAGCGCCTGAAGGATGTCCTATAAATAGGGGAACATTACGACCTTGAATATTGCGCCCATTTTCCTCATTAAAACTTTTTGCTATTTTTTCAACATCGCGTTCGGTAAATTTTCGGGTACGACCGGCGAAATCCGTCCATGTCCCAGCGCGAAGTATTTCTTTCTTCATACCTTGAATATATAGCAAATCAATTCCTATTTCTAATATATATGAGAAAATAGCGGGAATTATATATAACGTATTGACATTGTATATAATTTATCCGTATATTTTATATACAACTGCAAATACAGGAAATATTATGGCCAGAATAAATCACAGAATCGGGATTGAAAAAAAACCGCATTGCCTTGTGTTTTCAGACACGACCTGGAAAAGAGCGGAAGAGATTGGCAGAAGCGAAGAAACGCCATCTTTCTCGGAGGTATTCAGCCGGGCGGTTAACGAAAAAGCGGAAAGGCTGGAAAATAAATAAACATTTAGTAAAAAACCAAAACTGATCTAAATTTGTTTTTCAAATGTCAAAAAAAAAACCTTGGTTATGGGACGCCGGACAATCAGGCAACCCCGCAGGCCGCCCCAAATTGGAAAAATGCTTCCAGGCCGCCGCCCGAAAATTGCTTTCTACAAAAGATTTCAAAATATCATGGACAGTAAATGGTCATACTAAAGAATTAAACATTAGTTCGGATCATAACATGTATTACGGCATTGCCGCCACTATGATTATCGAATCATTGAAAGGCAATCATCAAGCGGCAAAAGAATTAATAGACCGTGTGGAGGGCCGAACCGGAACATGGTCCCCGGAGGGCGAAGAAGAAGATTTAAAACAACTCAGCAATATATCCATACAAGAATTGAAAGCGCAAATTGAAGAAATTAAAGCAAACAGAACTATCGGCCCACCAATTAGTCCAGATATTGAGCCGGGAAAAGATAATTGAAAAAAAATTATGTGAAGCCAGTTTATATCAATTCCTGCGCTCATTTTGGTCTGTCATTATCAAAGAGCCATTTGTTGACAACTGGCACATTGAATATCTCTGCGATTTAATACAAGAAAATGTCGAGCGCGTTATTCGGCGTGAGCCGAAATTGCATGATATTGTAATTAACGTCCCCCCTGGGTCCAGTAAATCCACTATAGTTTCAATTATGCTAGAGGCATGGGCGTGGACTGTCGACCCCACATTAAAATTTATTACTGGTTCATTTGAAAAATCTTTGGCTACTGATTTGAGCGTTAAAGCACGCGATATCCTTAAATCAGACAAATTTGTCGAACTGTGGGGAGATATTATTTCTTTTAAATCGGATGAAGACGGAAAAACTGCTTATTCTAATTCGGCTGGCGGTTCCCGGCGTGTGTGTACTGTAGGCAGTAATATCACTGGTTTCCATGCTCATGTTTTAGTAGTTGATGATCCCCTGCCCACTAATCGGAGCATATCCGAGGCGGATCGAAAATCTGCTAATGAATGGATTGATGGCACCCTGTCGATGCGTAAGGTCGATAAGGCCATAAGTTTAACGATATACATACAACAACGATTAGCGGAAGATGACACTACTGGACACGTCTTAAAAAACCACAAAAATATACTGCATATCTGTTTACCTGGCGAAATTACTGAACTTGAGAATGTCAAACCGCCCGAACTAGCTGATAAATATATTGATGGCCTTTTGGACCCTAAAAGACTTTCAAGGGAAATTTTGGCGGAAGCAAAAATCAAACTTGGTTCGCGGGGATATGCCAAACAGATTTTACAATATCCCTCTGCCGCCGAGGGCTCTGTTTTTAAAAGAAAATATTGGAAATTTTACCGGGAATTGCCGGACCTAAAAAAAATCAGGATAGTCCAGTCATGGGATACCGCTTTAAAAGCCAAAGAACAAAATGATTTTTGGTGTTGCACTACATGGATTGAATATATAATTGGGTTTTATATGATAGATTTTTCCATGGAAAAAATGGAAAGCCCGGCGGGCAAAGCATCAATAAAAGGAAAATATTACCAGTTTAAGCCCACCCACGTACTCATAGAAGACAAAGCCGCGGGATCGGTATTGATACAGGAACTCCAAGATGAAACTACGATCCCGATTTACCCTGTACAGGTTGGCTTGGATAAGGTGACTCGGGCCTGGGATGCTGTGCCAGCCATTGAGACCGGAAATGTTTATTTGCCCGAAACCGCACCATGGACTCAACCGCTTATTGATAGATTGGCGTTATTCCCGGATGGGAAAAATGATGACGATGCAGATTCTATTACTCAGTTTTTGAATTGGATTCGTGTAAAAACTCCCGGCATGCCATGGATCATGGGCCGCAAACCAAAAGATGACTCAAAATTTTGACTCTTATTTACTATTATAACGCGTTTACGACCGTCAATAGAAACGTTTTATCCATTGTATCTCTAAATATAATCATGGCATCCCTTGATCGCAATATCGAATTATTGCCGTAGTACATTCCTATCCCAATGCACCCGCCGGTCTGTTTTGCCCAATTAAGACAATGAAAAAGGATTCCTGTCCGTCCATATACATTCTCGACACGCCATGTTTTCCCATGATTTTTAGAATTATAAGCGGAACACAAATAATTCCCTGTGGGTATGCAGCTCACATTTTTTTTATTCTCCCTCCAATTGGGTTCCAAAGTAACAACAAGCAGTTTATTATCAACTGCTAATGCGCCAAACGTCCCCTTCGGCCCTGTTATTAATCTAGTTAATCTCGCTGATTGCATTTAATTTGTCTCCTTTTTAAATTCCATTAGAAAGAGTTTATCTTCCCGTTATTGGCAAGCGTCTGAAAACCAAGAGTCAGAGCAGTAAGCAGCCTGACAATATCATCGGACCAAGCATCAGCTCTGGCGCCGGAGCCAATATAGCAGGTGCCAGTGGCTCCAAACTTCCAGCCCTTGCGGCCTCTTTTCTGACATCTCATTATCGGCATATCAGGCTTTCCGGTGACTATTCCAGGCTTTCCATCCCCAATGTCGGACAGCTCGGTAAATTCTCTTGCTCCTTCTCGGGGTTTCCCCGCACCAAATTAAAAGGACATACATCACATAATCCCAAATTTCCCGCGGATACCCCTGCGATTCTCGGTACCCTTTATCATGCCCTGCGCCAGGTGCGATATGCCGTGGTTCAAAGGGTGTTCCCGCCAGCCACCAGGCAATCGGCGGGATGGACATTCCATCATAAATGAATGAATGCTCCACTTCCACATGAATGATATCATCCTTGTAAGGAACGTCGACCTTCCAATTTTCAACAACCATGAGCTTATCCGATTCAGGCAGGGCTAGGGTAATCGGCGGACGGAAGCCCTTCGGCTTTGGCAGAATATTCTTTGGATACTTCATGATTAAATCTTTTTTCTTTTTCCAAACCTCCTTATATTGACCATTTTCATGGCGCTGAGGAAATGGCCGGTTAAATGGTCATTAATTAATTTTATTATTTGCACCCTTCCCCCATGGTGCCGGCCAACCCGTCAATGGCCGTTTTAATTTTTTTTGCATCCCCGGGACCCATTGGGTCATCGACCACGGGGTTTTTATATTTTTCATGGTATACCTGGGTTCCAAATTTTTTTCTCCATTTCATTTTTCCTTCGTCCTCATCGCGCCTCGCCCATTTTTTGGCTACAGATAACCAGTTTAAATATCGGCCCCCGTTAATTTCAGAATAATCCAACATTTCCTGATAATAATAGGCCAATTTCTCAACGGGCCAATCTGGCAATTTTTCCTTAAACAATTTTTTATCAAAATAAGGGGAATTTAAAAAAGCGTGCAATTTTTCTTTTTTCTTATTTTCCAGGGCCGCTACCCGGATTTCGAGTTTTTCAATTCTTTTTAATATATTCATTATTAACTATCTCAGCATTAGTATTAATCTGTATTTGTATTTTTACTATGTTAACATATCATAACATATCATAACATATCTTCGGTCGGGGGAAATTGTTTAGAGCTCTTAGATCGGTTAATTCGGCGCGATTCCGCATATAATGCTCTATTTAGCAACACCTCAGAAAGCCTTTCGTTGTACCAGTAATTTTCCTTGTAGATAAACTTACTCTCGATATACTTCCACTTAACCGCATGTTTGCGCCCCATGACATTTTTGATTTCATCATTTGACAATCGCCCGCCCTTGTCCGCCATGTGGGCCAGCAAATCAATATAAATCCCCTTTAATTCGTGGGTCATCATTGATGTCCCCACAAGCCATTTTTCATAATAAAACAAAAAAGCCGGGTCTTTAGCCATTGGCCCGTTCCCACGTCTGAAACTGGGCCTCTATAATATTATGAGCCTCCTCCGGCATGGGGGACAAACCGTTTAAATAATTGTTGAGCGTGGGATAGGTTATACCGGAATCCCGCGACAAATCCGCCATGCTTTTACCCATAGCACCAAGCCGATCCTTTATTCTGTGTTGTATTTCGGGCATTTTTTTTCCTTTCGTATTTTTATTAAAAAATAGTTTGACGTTTGGTAATAATATTTGTACTATTAATAGTACGAATTTAATCAACAACCGTCAAGGATTATTTTGGAAATTATAAAAGGAGGAAAAAATGAAAGTTATAGCGTTTAAATCAAATAGGGCGATAATTGCCAGCATGACTGTTTCGGAATTAATAAACCTGTCGGGATTTAATTTTGGATCGGATTTTGATAGAAACCCTTAAGGCGTATGAGAACTTGAGAAGCCAATTCGAATCAATCAGAAATCAACTGGCAGTTTTAACAAATAAAATGGTTAAGGCCGCTCCGAAAAAAAAGGAGCAAAAAAAATGAAAATCAAGAAAATCACAGTCGGATTGCTGCGGAGGCAGAGAGCATGTTCGGGGGGCATCGAATGGTTTAAAAACCAGACCGAGACCGATCCGATTAGGGTAATCGAAAAACTGATTGCGGAGGGGAAAGCGGACTGGGCGAACTGGGAGATCGTGCGGCTGATGACATACAAACAACGCCTGATGTATGCTATATATGGGGCCAAATTGGTGCTACCGATTTTTGAGAAAAAATACCCCGGTGACAACAGGCTGAGAAATATCATCGAAGCTGCAAAAAAATGCATTACAAATCCGTCTAAAAAAAATAAGGAAGCGGCTGAGAGGGCGGCTTACGGGGCTTACCGAACAGCTGAAGCGGCTTACTGGGCGGCTGGTGCGGCTTACGGGTCGGCTCAAGCGGCTTACTGGGCGGCTAGAGCAACTTACTGTGCGGCTGGTGCGGCTTGCGGGGCGGCTCAAGCGGCTTACTGGGCGGCTAGAGCAACTTACTGTGCG